CCCCGAAGGGTCCCTATGGGGTAAGTGAACTTATCCCCGTCACACTGACGCCGTCCTCGCAATGGAGTTCAGCATCGTGGCTACTGAAATAACGTATGGAAGTTTCTTCTATTCACGAGTTGTGAATGGAAACACCACCAACAAGAACTATAGTACTGTTAATGTTGGTTGGCGCCTGTTACCAGTTAAGGTTTCAGGAGCTTTTATTACGCTACCAGGTGGCAACAAATTTCGTAAAGCTACTAGTCGTAGTGTTGCATGGTCTAAGTTAACGCCCTATGGCCCTCAAAGGGATTCTGGGACTTATAATAACCAACCATACTTCATGAATACTAGTGCTGGCGGACCTAATCCGGGAACATTAATCTCGGCAGGCGTCGCATTACGAAGCGGAATTGGAAGTGTGGGGAATTTCGTTTCCTCCGTTTCTATTCCTTCCTCAATGAGGAGCGAAGCTGGAACAAAAGCCCTTTTAGATATATCGGACCAAAAGGCCAATATATCTGAGGACTTGGCTACATTTAGGCAAACACTTGGGTTAATCAAAGCGCCCGCAGGTGCCCTTTTGGGGTCCCTACGAATTGCTAAGAGTAAGCCTGAGTGGAAGACGTTGATTGACAAGTCTGCAAAACAGATTCAAGAGGATATCCGTAAGGATCGCCTCCTTGTCCCTCACCACGTTGCCGCTGAATACCTTAAATATGTCTACGGGTGGAAACCCTTAATGCAAGACATATATGGGGTAATCAGTTTGCTGAAGCAGCAGGGTATCCAATCCTTGCTTCTTTCAGGAGATGGTTATGCGTCCCAAACTTCCGGTATTAGCGCTAGCATGGTCAATGACCCTACTAATAGCGTTAATTCATGGATTGATTCTGGGACAGAGTCTGCAAAAGTTCACTGCAAAATATGGAGTCGAATCGACCCGAATCATGCAGGGCTGCGCAGTCTCAACCAACTCGGCCTTATCAACCCGCTCTCACTTGCGTGGGAGCTAACGCCATGGTCGTTCGTGGTCGATTGGTTTGCTCCAATCGGCCCGGTGCTTCAAGCACTAACGGCCCCAGCGGGTTTGATATTTGTTGATGGGAGTATATCCTGTCGTACGTCAGTGACGTGCGATTACCGTTCACGTAACGTCGCTTTTGATAGCTCAGCTACGCTGACGTCCAAAGTTGACGGAACTGGTTATATCAACTATGAAGGATACAAGCGAGAAACACTCTCGAATTGGCCTCTACCTGGTATATGGGTTAATCCACATCCCCTATCTGGAGATCGAACACTTAAGGCGTTAGCCCTGAGTATCATCTACCTCCGGAATTGGCGAAACATATAGTCGGCAGGTTCACCGCCGTTTAATCTCACAATTAAGGAGAACTACTATGTCCGCAAGGACCAATCTTGTCATCAATGACAGAGCCGCGACGCCAGTCGCGCATACTTACTCCCCTGATGGTGATGACGCCAATGGCGTGCACCTCTACAGCGAGAAGACTAGTGTTCCGGCGGGTAATCCGACGTACACTATTTCGCTGAAGAAATCAGGCGGTAAGTACCGTCCATCTGCTCGCCTCCGGATCCCCGTGGTACAGACGCAAACGATTAATGGGGTTGCAAGCCCCGTCGTTGTCCGTACCGCTTATATCGAGGTTTCGGCGGTGTCCGATGAACTCTCGTCCACTCAGGAACGAGCGGACTGCGTAGGACTGCTTGTAAACAGTCTTGCTGCGGCCCAGACTCAGATTAATGACACGTTCGTTAATCTCTCGGATATTTATTGATTTGTCCGAGTTTCTTGAACGCGAGAAGAGCAGGCGGTTTATCACCCTGGTGATTGCTGTCTGCGCTACTCTTACTACGGTTTCGATCGTAGTTAGCTTCTCCTATCCAAAAGGAAGTGAAGAATGCAAGAGCATCGAAGGAAGCAAAAGTCGGTTAGACGACGTAAGGCAGATGCCAACCACCGTCTATCCGAGGCAGCCCGAATCTCCGTCATTGGACTTGCAAATTCCATTGTCGGAGGAGAGGACTTTGCGACTTCCTACCTCAAACGGGAATTCCTTACTAAATACTGTGAGGAATCCCTCACTCCAGG